TTACGCAAGTTTCAAACCAGCCTGATTTCCTCCTTGTGTCGTATTTGTGTCGCTAGCGCCAAAAATGGCGTCAATTTTCCGTGCGTGTTCGGTCAGGTGGTTCGGTGCCAGGTGAGCATAGCGACGTACCATCTCGATGCTCTCCCATCCTCCCATTTCCTGTAAAACAGAAAGCGGGACGCCGGACTGGATCAGCCAGCTCGCCCAGGTGTGCCGGAGGTCGTGAAAACGGAAATCCTCGATCCCCGCTTTTTTCAACCCGGCGCGCCAGGCGTTATTGTCATCCACCCGCATTTTTCTAACCGCGGGCGTCAGGGTTCCATCAGGGCGATGTTTTGCCGTGGTGTGAACGAACACCCAGCGTGAGTGCTTCCCTATCTGATCCCTCAATACCCTGCATGCGGTATCATTCAGAGCTACGCCAATCGCCTTGCCCGCTTTTGCGTTCTCCGGATTTACCCATGCAACCTTTCTCTGCATATCGACCTGCTGCCACTCAAGCCCGATGATGTTTGAGCGGCGCAGGCCGGTTGCCAGTGCAAATATCACCACTGGCTTAATGCTCTCCGGCATGCACTCGATCAAACGCTCAGCTTCTTCTCTGGTCAGCCATCGTATCCGCTTACTGATCGGCTTGCGGGTTTTGATAACAGGAGCTGTTTTTATCCAGCCCCAGTCATTCGCCGCGGCCCTGAGAAGGGATCGAATAAAGGAAAGGTGTTGCGCCTTCGTCGCCTGCGAAACCTGCCGTGGTTTGTACTCCGGAACCGGCTTTTCCTTCCTCACCGCGGCATCACGTTTACTCTCCCACACCTGCAGGTGTTTACGGTTGATCATCCCGTTAACGGCTTCGTGAACTTCCTCCGCTGTTATCTTCGAGACATCACGGCCGGAAAAATGCTGCAGCCAAAACTCAATTTTGGTTTTGTCATCATCCAGCGATCGCTTATGGTCCTTTTCCCTTAGCCACCGGATGCAGCACTCTTCGAAGGTTCTGACGGGCAGGTCGCCGATCTGGTCAACCCGCCACGCTTCCGCCTTCAGCTTGTCGTGGAGCTCCTGAGCCTGCTTTTTGTCCCCCGTGCCAAGAGATCGCCTAACTCTTTTTCCTGACGGCGTAAAGAAATGACAGTGCCATACGCCGCCCCTGAGGGTGATTGACATAAAACTTCTCCTTTATGTTCACCCGCGTTCGCGATGACAGGATCGCGCGGGGTTTTCAAATATGCAATACACGCCGCCTCAGTCGTTCTGTACTTGTTGCCGACCTTGCGGCCGGCGAGCTCTCCAGAATCAATAAGGCGGTAGATCACCCGCGCCGACACGATAAGCAAATCGGCGGCCTGCTGTGCTGTAATCGGTATATCAGACGCCATATTTCCTCCCGGTTATGCCGCCCGCTGTGAGCGCAGTTTCTTAATGTGTTCGCTCTGCTCAAGATCTGCCTTTATCTGCTGGGCCTCTTCGTGAGAGAGCGGCTCGAAATCATTATTAAAGCGGTCTATGCTTGCTGTGTTGATCCTTCCCTGGCGCCAGTAGCAAACCACCTTAGCGTCACTGCCGGCGACAATTACCGGCCATCCGTGGCAATCAGCAAAGACCTGGCCTCTCTGAATTAACTTGAACATCACGGCCTCCGATGCTTACCGCGTAATTCCTCTTCTTCTTGACAGTCAGCGCAGCGCTGGCAGCCCGCCACCAGTTCCCGGCGCCGCTCGGGTATCTCTTCCCCGCAGTCGCGGCAGTGAGTAGCTGAAACAGCCGCATGGTTGATGCGCATGTTCTGGATGGTCATTTCCAGCCGGCGCTCTGCCAGCTCGTTGGCCTGATCGATGATTTCTGGCATGTCAGCGCTCCTTTATCTTTCCGTTCAAAATGCCGATTTCCACATAGAGATGGCTTGGCGTTAACCCAAGCTGCCTAATCAGCGGCATGCATCCGTTGAGGATCGGTCGTGATATCTCGTCGCAACTTAAAGCGGGTGATGACCGCCGTTTTGCCTTAACCTCATCGTTAGCCCTGCGCGCGATGCTTCTGAGCGCATTTTTCTTTTCTTCTGGCGTCATGCGACCCCCATATAAGCGCGTATGAAAGCCGCAGCTGCATGTGCGTTTATGGCGTTGCCGTAACCCTTCAGGCGGCCGACGCGGTTGCTGCTTGCCACTCTTGCCACCCCGGGCTCGACTCGTCCCAGGCGCGCGGCAGCCCCATCAACCAGCGGGAATGTGCCGGGTTCAACTGGACGCCATTTGCCATCTCGACATAAGAGCCAGTCCGCATCTCGCCAAAAACCGTTAACCTCAAGGGCCCAGTAATCCCCGCGAAGTCCTGCAGACGCTGCTGGGTCTTGCTCCCGTCCTGTCGATACATGTTCATGCCCGCATCCACTGATGGCGATCGAGTGTTGCTCGTTGTCGGTGTTGGCCATCCCGTCATGAACGCCTGGCGCGGCAGCTGGTCCAGTCGCTCTTTCCCGTCCCGCTGCGCAGTCATTCCTGCTGAGTCCTTCCAGTCGCGCGACGTTGGAGTTACCCAGCCCGCCAATGCCGCCGCCCATCCGACTTTGTTCGGGGTTACCCTTCCGTCCGAGCTCATTTGTACTGTCGTTGCATTGGTGATGTAGTTGACCTGTGGCGTTGGCCACCCAGTAGGCTCGCTCTCTGATGTGCGGCGCACCGACGCCCGCTGACGTAAACGGCACAAGCCCGAAGGCGTATCCCACTCCTTCCAGGTCAGCTTGTACAAGGTCGAACCATACGTTTGCGTTACCTGCTGCAACCTGTTCGCCAAAGACATGCTGAGGTCTGCGCTCGCTGATGAGGTGGAAGAACTGGGGCCAAAGGTGCCGCTCGTCAGCAAATCCATCTCCTTTGCCTGCCGGGCTGAAAGGCTGGCACGGGCAGGAGCCAGTCCAGACCGGGCGATCGTCAGGCCATCCGGCGAGGCGGAGGGAATGGGACCAGACGCCGATTCCGGCGAAAAAGTGGCACTGGGTAAATCCTCTGAGGTCGTCAGGTGTGACATCTTCAATACTCCGTTCGTCAACTTCGCCCGGGGCGATATGCCCGGCGGCTATGAGGTTACGCAGCCACTGTGCCGCGAATGGGTCGATCTCGTTGTAGTAAGCTGCCGCGCTCATGCCGCCTCCGTCTTCACAACGTCAATGGCGCAGCCGGGGATCAACTCAACGGAAGCGGTGGCGCACTGGTTGCCCCAGTGGCTCCAGCCAGGCGCTGCGCTGCGGCTGAACAGCTCAATCCGCGGCACGTCGCCGTAGAGCAGCTCCAAGCGGTGGCGAACTTCCCACGGTTTCTCGCTGTGCGCGCCGAGCGGGCTGTAGACCACCTGCTTAATGCCAGCGTGCTTGCGCTCCAGCCCGGCGCCGCGGGTGGCGATCAGCACGTCTTCGGTGTTGGCGCGGGTGTGGTTGCCGCCGTTCATTCGTGTCTCTGCATTCAGCAGGTCGAGGAAGTCGTAAAAGTCGGAGATCTCTCCCTCGGCCAGAGCCTTGGTAATGCGCAGCTCGGCCAGCTGATTCAACTTCACCCAAGTGAAGCCTTTCATCGTGCGTACCGTAAATCCCCAGGCTTCTGCCAGCTCGATCGCTTCCTGGTTGTGTGTGCCGGTGTACCACATCGCTAACACAGCGTTATCCGCGGCGAGCTCCCACACCGGGAGCCGCTTCATATCGAGTAAGCTCATGGTGGGGTAGTGATCGACGGCGGCACCGTTGCTGATCTGGTTCCCGTAAGACCAGGCCGGGTCGGCATAGATAAGTGAGTAGCGGTTCATAGGACTGACTCCATTTCATCGATATAGAGGCCAGATGCGATAAGCCGGCGGCGCCGGGCCGCTTTATCAATACATTTCTGGCGGTTGCCAGAGGCGGCCTGAGCTATCGATCGCTTAGTGAACAGGCGAGTTTTACCCTGCGGGGTAATGACCTTTGGCCTTGTGATCAGGTCAAAGGTGCGATCACAGATACCGTCCTCGTTGAGCCAGGTTTCCGATGCGATCAGCTGCGCAATGCGGCCTTCTCCCCTGGTTATGCCGTTCGCTACTCGGTTAAATTCGACGAGCGTCACGCCGAACTTCTCAGCTATTTCGCTGCCAGTTACAGGGCGGCCGCGCGTCTGAATCATCCAGATCACGCGCTCGCGAAGGCCGGAGAATTTCCCGACTTTGCCGGGCCTGCGGTAAAATGGAGTGCGTTTCATTTCCACTGCTCCCCGAAGGTAAAGCCGATCTCCGCCAGCGATTCATCCATCTTGCTGATGAACTCCGGCACCATTTCGTTAAAGTCGGACATGTATTTGTCGTCGCGCTCAACAACCACATGGTGAATGCCTTCTCGCTTCATGCGAGGGTCATAATTCGCGAAATACCAGGCATCCTTCCCGGTTACCCACATACTGAATTGCACCTGGGCCATGTAGGCGGATTTGATAGCCTCGAAGCCGCCAAGCCGGAATTTCATGAAGTCGCGAGAGGTGAAAGGGCACTTCAGCTCAAGACCGCGGCCATCACTGCACAGACCGTCTGGTGAGCAGGAGGTGCGCATGCCTTCGTCGCGGAAGAGGATCGGCGACTCGGTTACCTGCACGTCGGTGGTGAACTCAAACAGGGTGCGAGCGTCGGCCTCATACTGTTTTCCCCAGGCCAGCGCCTTGGCGTTAACTTCCGGCGCTACGCCGGTGCACACTTCGGCAAGGAGCGTAAGGAAGTAGGACATCTTCATATCAGTCCATTTCTTTCCTGACTTAGGCTTAGAAATGACGTTGTGAACTTCCGAGGCAGTGATCACGCCGAGGCGTAAGCGGTGCCAGGATTCATCTCCCTGTTCAACGCGGGTAACGTCAATGCCAGTTCGGTCGAGGATAATTTCTGGTGTCATGCTGCCACCTGCGCTTTTTTCTGGAGGAAGCTAAAGCCTTTCTGCGCTTCTTCTTCGGTGAGCTGTGATGCCTGGAAAATGTCACGCTTGAAGATGTTGCTGCACAGAGGCAGGAAGTCCTGCTCCCAGTCCTTATTCAGGGACGTCAGGAGGTCGGTAATTGCCTGCAACGTTTCCTCACTGGCCACCAGGGGGAGCGCCTCTGTCGTGGTTCGCGGCGTTACGTCACGCGCATCCACTTCCAGCGTTTTACCTTCCATCTCTTCGGCGGTGGGCTGCTGTCCAATTTCAGGCCACGCCTTACGCAGAGCCTGGGCCTCGGCACACTTCGCCAGCTGGCCGTAAGGGCGCTTTTTCCACATTGCGTTTGGCGCGGTAGTGTCGCGGCCGGCGGTGGCATAGTTCTCAACCCAGTATTCTTTCGCGCTGAATTCGACGATTTCCCCGCTTGGCATGCGCTTGCTGACCGTGTACTTGCACCATTGAGGTACGGTCACTTCAATACCGGTAAGCGTCAGAGTGACGTCCGGGCCGAACTCTGGTTCTTTTGCGCCAGCGTAATCACCGGAGCGATCGGCCTGAATCCGATAAAGCCCGATGCCAGGCATAACCACATCGCGCCACTCGCTTTTCCCCGACTTCGAGTCCTTAACGCTCATTGGCACCAGATGAACGGGCTTCAGAAGCGGATCGAGGTTTCTGGCCCGGCAGTAGTCCAGCGCCATCATTACCGATTCGTCTTTGGCGCCAGGGTAAATACTGTTTTTGAGGGCGCTCCAGGTAGCGCCGTCAATGCCTCGCTCAGCAAGAGAGCTGGCTGTAATCACAAGTTCGTTAGCCATTGCTATTCCCCAAAGTTAAAACGGGCAGCCGGTGCGGTGATCCCAGTCGTATTCCGCCTGGGCGTAAGCTACTGCCGAGATGAGATCGTTATATGCCTCGCCAGCTGCATCGCTGCGGAGGCCTTCGTATGGGCTTTTGTCCATCGGCACAGAGAAGCGGAACAGGCCTGACGGCTCTTTCGGCAGGGCGTCGATAATTTCCTGCGCCCGATCGTCAATCCACTTTTGCTTCTCTTCGGTGAGCGACTGTTCAGCCCATTTCCGTTCTTCGATAGCGTCGTATGCGCGGTATGCGTTCATAGCTCGCTCCTGAAATTTTGTTGTGAAACGCCCGGCACCGTATTGGCTGCCTGAAGTTTGAATTTGCTGTTTATCGTTTAAAAAGGTCGTTGCAATGGGCCATTGCCAAATTGCACTGTTCTGCTGTGAACCAGCCAAAATGGCATTCTTGCTGCGGAATACCCATCTTGGACGCAAGCCACTCATACGCCTCAGAGCGTGACATCACGCCAGTTCTCCAGATCCTTTCAAACGGCTCTTTGCAGAGCTTTCTGGCTTCACGGGTTCTTTTATCCGCGAGCGTCCCTAATGGGATTGCTGTAAATGGATGAAGGCCTACATATGCCCCGCATCCTTCGCAGAGGTACATATAAGGCCAGTCGCTATAATTCCGGCCATATACCTCTTCGTGAGTCGCTATCTTTATCCGGCTATCGCATAAATGGCATATCGTCGGAACTGGCAATGGGTTTTTAACTCTCGCTGTTGCCTTTCTGCTTGGATTTGATGGGGTTTTAATTTCCACCTTTGCCTCCACTTCTCAGCGCATGACCAAGCCCGTTCAGATAAACCTCAACCAGCAAGTCGGTTGTGTAAGTCCGCTCAATCCCGCGATGCAGGTAGAGGCGGCCGCGTTTATTTGCTGATGCGGTCCAGGTACTTTCCCGATGCTTAACGAGCATCCCTGGCAGAACGGCGCCGCGGTTAACGGTCTGTGTCCCGTAATGATGACTAACCATTGAACACCCCAGTAGCGTGCAGAATTTTGATAATCAACGCTGTCCAGATAACTCCGCAGATCAGCAGGCAGTAAATCAGTGAACGAATGCCTTGTTTGCTCATACCGCACCCCAGCACTGAACGCTTACGAATGCGACCAAAGCCAACAACAGTGCCACCTTCACCTTGAATCTGTTCCACGCAGGAACCTCATGTTCGCGGATCATCTCTTCACCTTTGCCTTATCGCGGCTAACGGGACGTTTTGACTTCACCCCGGCGTTGCCGGTGTTGTTTGGATGGCTTAAATTTACAGATAAAACTGTATTTTCGTCAACAGACAAAACTGTATTTTTTGTCATTGATTACATATCTAACTGTAATGAAAGGTGATTTATTTTGATGGGGCGAAAAAAAACCGGCATACGCCGGTTCTATTCTGAGAGGGGGAGGGGGTTAGCGCTTTCTTCGATAGATTCTGTGTTCAATCATCACGCCGATGATTGTTAGTGGTTGATGATCGCTACTGATAATCGGGTAGTCATCATTCAATGGCACAAGCTCGAAATGCTGGCAGCCCAGGTGATCCGTGTAAGTAGGCCGATATTTTTTAAAGGTCGCTTGAGCCCCACCGTTCTTGGCCACAACAAACTCTCCGGGGGTTGGCTCAACTTCTGGGTCTACAATGATCACATCTCCAGCCTTGAAGTCTGGCTCCATCGAATCGCCTTCGATGCGTAAAGCAAAAGTAAAATCAGAAACTTCGTTGTCTGTAAGGATGTACTCAAAACTCCCATCAAATGCCTCAATGGGATTTTTTTCTGCGAGAGCCCCTGCCTGGACATAGCTTATGAGAGGCACCTTCTTGCTGCTAACTTCAGCAATAGGCATAAAGGCTCCGCCATTCATTAGCCAGTCAGGATCGCACTTTAGCGCCTTAGCTATGCCAATAATGTTACGCGGTTTTCTGGTGTCTCCCTTTTCAATGCTCTGCCATGACTGCTGAGTTATTCCGGCATTCAACGCTGCCTCGGTCTGCGTTAGACCGAGCTCAATTCTCTTTTGCTTTACGCGATCTGCAAGGCTCATAAATCCCTCTCAATGTATGCCTTGATATTCACAGTTAAAACTGTAATTGACAAACAGAAATAACTGTCACAGAATACAGATAAAACTGTAGGAGGTAACATGGAAACCATTTCGCAACGCCTCAAAAAAAAGCGCGAAGAGATGAATCTGTCTCAGGCGCAATTAGCAAAAAAAGTTGGCATGAGACAGCAGTCTCTGCAGGCAATTGAGGCCGGGACAACCAAGCGCCCACGTTATTTGTTCGAACTGGCAACTGCGCTCCATTGCGACCCTAAGTGGCTGCTTTATGGCGAGATGCCATCTCAATCTCAATAAGTTGCCGATTTAATCGGCCTTTCAAACACCACCAGAGGAAGTATCACAGATGGAGAATGCAATAGCCCGCAACTTAGAACCGCCAATCCTCAACCCGATTGAGCTGGAAGGGGTTTTACTCAACCGCCTTTCATCCATCGGGCAGAAGGCTTACGCGGAGATATTGGGTATCAGTGAATCAACAGTCAGTCGCAGAAAGGGGGAAGGGCATTTCGCTGACATAGCAAAAGAGTTGTCCGTGCTTGGTCTGCAGGTTGTGCCGCCTGAAGCGGTAGTGGTTTCCCGGCATTACCTGCAGTCGGTAGAAACGCTGGCAGATATCGGATTACGTGCAGAGCGGTGTCGGCCTGGTCCGCTTGGGTGGGACTGATGAAGTGCGTAAAAGGCGAAAGCCGCAGTGCGCGAACACTAACGGCTTTCTACGCGAATTAACTGGATCAATTCACAGGAGTAATTATGGCAAATACTGCCGAGGTAATCAATTTCCCTGTGCCTGTCGTGGCACTACAGGAGCTGCGCGTGGCAGATCTCGACGATGGGTTTACGCGCATCGCCAATGAGCTCCTTGAAGCTGTCATGCATGCGGGTTTGTCGCAGCATCAGCTTTTGGTGTTCATGGCTGTCATGCGCAAAACATACGGCTTCAACAAGAAGGCTGACTGGGTTAGTAACGAGCAGATCTCGATGCTGACCGGCATTCTTCCGCACAAGTGTTCAGCTGCAAAAATCGCCCTGGTTAAGCGGGGGATATTAACCCAAACCGGTCGCGTAATCGGGATTAATAAAGCGGTCAGCGAATGGTCATCTTTACCCGTAAAAGGTACAGAAAAAAGACCTTACCTGAAAAAGGTAACATTACCCGAATCAGGTAAGAAAAGTTTACCCGAATCAGGTAACGCCTATTACCCGAATCAGGTAAACACAAAAGACAAACATACAAAAGACAATAAAGACAATATTAATAACCCCCCTAAATCCCCCCGGGCGGTTTCGTTCGATGCGTCAGCTGTTCAGTTGCCTGACTGGCTTTCTACAGAAATCTGGTCGTCATGGGTGGCATACCGTCGTGACCTGAAAAAGCCGATCAAGTCTCAGCAGACGGTCACCCAGGCTATCAACCTGCTGGACCGCTGCCGGCTGAACGGTTACTCCCCTGAAGAAATTATTAACCAGAGCATCGCGAATGGCTGGCAGGGACTCTTTGAGCCGAAAGGCGCCAGGCCGCAGCGCCGGCAGGAGTCCCGCGTCACTGAGCGGTTCGCTGACAAAGACTACGGAAAAACCGAAATTCCGGACTGGATGAGGGATCAACAATGAACCTGGACGAACGAATCACCCTGGTCGAAAAACAGCTGCAGGAGCTTTCACAGCCAGCGCTAGACATCCCAAACACCGAAGTCATTAAGCAGTTAGTGGTCTGCGAAAAGCACGGCGACTATGAGCAACGCCAGCGCGTATCTACCGGCCTGGTACGCCTGCCAGGGGCACCGACAAGCTGTCCGGGATGCCTGAAAGATGAGCTCGTTTTCCTGCGAAACGAGAAGGCCAAAACGGATGACAGAACTCGCACTGCGAATGTTGAACGACTGATGCTTGAGCTCAAGATCCCGGCCCGGTTCGAAGCCTGCACGCTGGATAACTACCTGCCGGTGAGCGAAGACGCGGAGTTTGCACTGAAAGTCTGCCGAGCGTATGCCAGCCGCTGGCCAGATCGACGTAAGAACGGCGGCGGACTGGTTATGTGCGGCAAACCCGGCACAGGGAAAAACCACCTGGCCTATGCAATTGCGAAAAGCGTTATCGCAGATCACCAGAGCCCGGTCGTGTTCACCACCGCGCTGAAAATCGCCCGGGAGTTTAAATCCACCTGGTCAAAGACGGCGACCCGCTCCGAGGAAGACGTGATCCGCTTCTTCACCAAGCCGGACCTGCTGATTATCGACGAGGTAGGCATTCAGTTCGGCAGCAAAGCCGAGGAGATGATCATGTTTGAAATCATCAACACCCGCTACGAGCGCCTGAAGCCGACGATCCTGATCAGCAACCTGCCGAAGGATGAGCTGACGCAGTTTATCGGCGAGCGGGTCATCGACCGCATGAACGACGGCGGAGGCTGCACGATTTCGTTTACCTGGGACAGCTATCGGGAGAACCGGTCATGAAAAAGAACTCTGGCAAACAAGCTGTAATCAATTACGTCGGCCAGCATCCTGGCTGCAGCTTTCAGGATATCCGCCGCGGTACCGGTCTTGACTCTTCAGTGGTCAATTCCTCCCTGTGGCAGATGCACCGTGACGGCCAGGTACAGCGTGCGGGTGAGTGCAGGAGCTACCGCTACACCCTGGTCGACACGACAGCCGTAACCGAAAGCGATCCGTCTGTTCAGTATCGCCAGCGTCCCGGAGGCGTAAACCCAATGACCAACCTGTTTAACCAGTACCTGGCGGGAGTAAGAAAATGACTATCACATTACAGGCAGTAAACGAGCTCATCGCCTCCCTGGAGAGCGCAGGCGAGCTGTCGATCAGAGAGCAGAAGTTCCTGAAGCTGGCGAAAGCGTACCAGCAGCTGGCTGCGGAGAATGTGGGGCTGAGGCCTTTAATCGCCGAGAACTGGAATATGCGTGACCTGCTTCGTCAGTTAATGGCTGGACGCCCAGGCGGGGTGTATTTCAACAAATGGGAGAAGCTAATCGTTGGGGTGCTGAACGAAACCCCAGCCACCGATCGCTTCGTAGCCGGGATTAAGGCTGATGGGGTGGAGGAGTTCGTATCCAACACCGTGCATAAGATTTTTGATGAAAGCGGAGCAGTGTCAGCTTTGGCTTACCTTTCACTCGCTAATTCACACGTGAAGCAACTGCGCGAGGGGGCCGACAAATGAGCAACCGAATCCCTAACTTCGGCTGGAACCGCCTGAAACTTGCAACGCTCACCTATGAGCAACTGGCGGAACTTGAAGAGCAAGTGAAGGCAGAGCATGCCTGCAAAAACGGCATTCACCTCTTCGACAAAGCCGGCCAGCGCAAACTCGATGCCCTTAGCTGGGCCGTATACAACAAGCAGAAGGCGGAGCGTGCAGCATGACTGATATCACCGAACTGGCGCAGCAAGAGCTGGCTCAACTGCGCGCTGAGCTTTCAAATCAGGCAATTGGCAGTAAAGACCATCTGCGAAAAATCGCGTTATCGTTGGTAGATAAACTGGAGAAATGTCGAGATCGGGAGATTAGGTGGCTGGCCTTGTCAGACGAGAAATCAAAAATCATCACCGATCAAGAAGAGGCGCTGGAGAAGGCGCAGCAGGTAGACGAAGAGCTTTGCAAGCTCCTGCCTCCCGGCGCTGAGTACATGGACCCTCCAGACGGCGGCGATGTCACACCGCTGGAACAGGTGTCACGCATGGTTGCAGATTATCGTCAGCGAATCTCTATGCTGGAATCGAAAATTGTGATCGTTAGTCTGCCATCGATCAATCCTGAAATGTTCAACCAGGATGTGGTTTTTGGCTATCAGAAAGCGCAGAAAGAAGCCGTAGAGTTTTGCGCGGCTGCGGGTATCAAACTGCAGGTGGGGAAGTGATTATGGATTCTAGCTGGAAAATTTATGGGCTTATCGCCCTTATAACTTTGTTCGTCGTACCGGTAGCTATGGTATGCACACGCATTGATGTTCCAGTATGGATGTTAATCGTGGGGCACTCAGGGTCTATGTTGACCGGGTTTCTTTCTGCTGAACTGAATCGGGAGGCAGAATGAAAGAGAAGCTGAGCAGGGAGCGCATTGAGCAGTACGCCAACGACCCGCGCATGTGTAACATCAATGCAGAAATCCGTACGATAGCCCGAATGCTGCTGGCGCTGCAGCATGAACAGGAAATCGCAGAGAAGCGTATCGCCGAGCTGGAGTCCCGCACCGTGAAGCTGCCGCATCGGAACCTGGGGCACGAAAAGTTATTCCTTCTTTGCCCGTTCCCTTACTACGATGCTGAGGATATGGAGAAGGCTCTGGCCGCCGCTGGCATCAAGGTGGAGGCTGAGTGATGGATACTAAAGAATTACTGGAACACATTGATGCCGGGGACTATTACGAGGCCAGTTGCTTGCTCGATGAAAAATGCCCAGGCGCAGCGCGCAAATTTAAGCGCCTGACAAAAGGGTTAGCCGAGTTACTGAAGGACGTTCAGAAAGAGTTCCCTGACGCGAATTTTTACACCGCTTCCGGTGGTTTTAATTTGTTGCTGGGTAGCGCAACTGACTGCGATAGCACTGAGGGTAATCAGTTAATTGCTATTTCTGCCAGTGGATATCTTAGTGTTGGCGACGGAGATTTTTAAATGACCAGCAAATTAACCAGAGAACGCCTGGAAAAAATTAAATCATGGCGTGAAACCTACGGCGCCGGAAGCAACGTAATGCTGCCAGCTGAGGAGGCCGAGGAGCTGGCTCGTATAGCGCTGGCCGCAATGGACAGCGAGCCGGTGGCGTACACCGACGAGCGCAACCTGGGCTATATCGACGGAGGGAGGGAGACGGCGTATCTGTGGGGCAAGCAGAATTCTGAGGCTTCAGACGTTGCGCTCTATCGCCACGCGCAGCCGGTGCCAGAAAAATACAACATCGGTGATGCCACCATGCGCCACATCTTCACACCAACCGGCATGACTAATGTCTCTGACATGCAGGCGGTATTTGACAGAGTTGAAGCTGTTTTGGTGGGAATGGAGCAGCCAGCGCCGGTAGTGCCGGATGATGTGTCGATATTCGAAGCGGCAATTGAAGAATGTAAAACGTGCGACTCAATTGATGAGCATGCATGGAATCATGGCGTTTTGGTCGTGATGGCGAAGTATGAATCCTGCCGCGCCGCCATGCTACAGGCTGGCAACCATCCGGCGCAATCCGATTGCTGCCCGGCGCAAAACAGCGTCAATCCGGCGCAAGGCGGCAACTCTCTGGTAATTCCTGATGAGATGACATCAGGGCAGGCATATGAAATAGGATATTACTATGGAGACCCAGTAGACGTGTTTGCGCGTGGGGCTAACTGGATGCGCCAGCATATCATCGACTCCACATTGGCAGCCGCCCCGCAGGAGGTGAAAGGTGAGTAACCAAATCCCTGAAGCTGTAGCCGTAGCGATGATTAATGCGGCCAGAGATATTACGGTAGCAAAAATTAATGCCAAAGGCGCGAAGTTCGACGGTTATACAACCTCGGTAAACTGGTTTGATCGTTCAATGAAAGAGGTCCGCGAAGCCGTTAAAGCAGTGCTTCCTGACGTTGAGCGGGAGGTAAGTTGATGCCTAAATCCCCCGCAGAACGCAAAGCCGCGCAGAAGATGAGGTAAAGCTAAGGGTGAGAGTTAATATCTAACTACTATATCTAACTTCTCACCTATTACTTTTACAGAGGTATAGACAGAATCACCTTGGGATAAAGATGATTTTGAATTTGGATAGGTGGATCCACACTCCTCTAACCTAGAAGCAATTAAGTTGAGGTGATGCGACGCATCGATCACGTCATTGTATACAGGGAGTAGGCCAATTTTTGAAAAGTGTTTATAGCACGGGATTGCTTTTGATTTAGCTATCAATAGCCCGGCTGATAACTTTAGCTCATTAATTAGCTCTGCATTGGCCTTGAAGTTCATAATTTTGCTTTGTTCGCGAAGCAATAGTGATGATATTTTCCCTAAGTGCTCCTTGAACGAAATGTATGGGTCAAGCGCACATTTAACTATGATTTGCCCAAGAACGTACACGATTACACCAGTAAAAACAGTTGTGAAGACAGTAATCCACATAATCAAATACACCCTTTGAACAAAAAAAGTTATGTATCATATAGCATGAGGGATTAGGCAGGAGAAGTTTTATGTCGAAGTGGAACATTGCAGCCAAATCGAAAGATGAGCAGGACAAGGTCAACGTCGACCTGGCAGCGTCCGGCGTCGCCTACAAAGAGCGCCTGAACATGCCGGTTGTCGCCGAAGTGGTAGCCAGAGAGCAGCCAGAGCACCTGAGAGACTACTTCATGGAGCGCGTCCGCTACTACCGTGAGCAGAGCATCCAGTTACCCCGAGCATCCGATCCGCGCTATCTGGAAATGGCAGAGCAGAACGCCAAGAAATAGCGATTTTCTCGTATATGCTCATTTTGCTTTTATCCCCATGACGGGCGATAATTACCTAGTCAGTCTGGACAACTGACAACTTTACCCCGGCGCCAAGTGGGGACACATGGCGCACAAAACCGTACAGCAATCCCTGTCACCGATGGCGAAAGCCACCGGCGATTTTCTGCATTCGGCGTTTAACCTCTGCGGAGGTGAAGCGTGAAGCAACAATTCTGCCTTATCAACGACAACGTTAAGCGTAACGTCGTCAACTTCATCCAGTCTCTGCCCGTCGACCACCGATCGCCGCTGATTATCGAGGCGCGCGAAGAAAGCCGCACCGACAAACAGAATCGTCTCATGTGGCCACTTTTGAAAGACCTGAGCGATCAGGTGATTTGGCACGGCGAAAAGCTGGAGCCTGCGGAGTGGAAAGACCTCATCACCGTACTGGTCAGCCAGATGCAAAACCCGGAGCGTGAGCAGAAATCCGCCCCGGGCATCAACGGCGGCCGCGTCTACTTCGGCGTTCGCACCTCTCAATCCAGCAAGCGGTACATGGTCGAGGTAATCGAGGCGATTTACTGGTTCGGGACTGAGCACAGTGTGAAGTTCAGCGAGAAGTCCAGCAGTCGGATTGCATGGGCTCAGGAATGGAGGGCTTCGCATGCACAGTCTGCTCGCTAAGGTCATGGATCGCGGCATCTTCCGCGTGCCGGCGCGCCGCAAGCACAAAGTCGAAGTTAAGCCATCAGATATCCCCACCTTTCACTATACGGCTCACCTGGCAGATGTCCGCTGGCTGCGCCGCGCTGCCCGGAGGAAAAGCCATGGCTGATTTACGCAAAGCAGCTCGCGGTCGCGAATGTCAGGTTCGCATCCCGGGCGTCTGCAACGGCAACCCTGAAACCACGGTATTGGCCCATATCCGCATTGCTGGATTGTGCGGGACGGGGATTAAGCCGCCTGATCTGATCGCCGCTATCGCCTGTTCATCCTGTCACGATGAAATAGACCGCCGCACGCGCCTGGTAGATGCGGAGTATGCGAAAGAGTGCGCTCTGGAGGGAATGGCCCGAACGCAGGTTATCTGGATGAAAGAGGGGTTGATAAAAGCATGAACCAATATCGCATTTCATTACCCTGGCCTCCCAGCAACAACCGCTACTACCGACACAACCGGGGGCGTACTCACATTAGCGCGGAAGGGCAGGCATACCGAGACAGAGTCGCCAGAATCATCAAAGACTCGATGCTTGATATCGGCCTGGTCACTCCACTGAAAATCCGTATTGAGTGCCACATGCCGGATCGCCGGAGCCGTGACCTGGACAACCTGCAAAAGGCAGCATTCGATGCCCTGACGAAATCGGGTTTCTGGCTCGATGACCAGCAGGTTGATTACTACAGCGTGAAGAGAATGCCTGTCGTCAAAGGTGGGCGGCTTGAGCTAACCATTACCGAAATGGAGGCCGCATGAGCCGTGACGTTATCGAACGCATCCGCGACCGCTGGCAAAAGCTCCGCCTCTGCCGGCACCGCGGCACCGTACTGGTTGACTACCGCATACTGAGAAATTTCGTTCGCATCTATCAGACCCTGGGAGAGACAGCATGACGGCTCAATACTTGGAATTTGTTCGCCAGCAGTTGATAGTGGCCACCACCGATCTGAGTGGCGCGACGAAAGGGCAGTTGGTAGCCTTTGCGGAAAACGCGATGTTTGAGGCGACGGCGCGCAGCAGTAAGCGGATGAAGGTAGTCGACCCGGCAACCGGGAGAATGGTTAAGCCGAGCAATCCGCCGGTGCCGGGGAAACAGTCACGCGCCAAAGGCTCAGCAATCGCCCTGGTTCAGCCCGTGGAATATTCAACGGCATCATGGCGCCGGGCTCTGCTGTCGCTGGAAGACCACCAGAAAGCCTGGCTGCTCTGGAATTACAGCGACAATATCCGCTGGGAGCACCAGGAGACGATCACCCGGTGGGCATGGGAGCAATTCAGCGAGAAGCTGGCCGGCGTGCGCATTGCAAAAAAGACAGTCGATCGCCTTCGTCAGCTTATCTGGCTGGCCGCGCAGGATGTCAAAGCCGAGCTGGCAGGGCGGGAGACGTATGAATACCAAAAGCTTGCCGCCCTGGTCGGAGTGACCCCGAAGAACTGGTCAGAAACGTTTACAGAGCGGTGGGAGGAGATGAAAGCCACCTTGCGGAGCCTTGATAGCGATTCTCTTTTGCAGGTTACGCGATCACGTTCACAACAAAAGGCGACAAATTTTGACTCAAGTCTTGCAAAACTGGATTAAATGCGTCATATTTGAGTCTACTTTGATATGCTGCCTTAACTTTAAGTGGCGGCATGAAGAATAAAAAGGCCCTGGCGGAAACGTCGGGGCTTTTGCGTTTCTGGGGGCGGAAAATGTGAAAGATAAACGGATAGACCGCGTTTACAAGCCACAGTCATGATGTGGCCCCGAGTCTCCTTGAGGGAGCCAGACGCAGGTCCAAACTGCGACATACCGCTGGTCAGGGTAATCGAGGAAAAGGGTATGACGGTAAAGCAGCGCGAACGCCAGACGCGCACCGGTTATGAGCGGCGATGAGCGACAAGGTCTCAAGGGCATGAGCGCGGCCACTGCGAGAGTGTGGTTGTGCGATCCGGTCAGGGCTCTTGGGTAGAAACGTGCTGCACGACACGTCGACACCCGCCGCGCAAGAGCCCTGAACCAGATTATATGCGTCAGTTACCCGCTGATCCGCCGCCATTAACATTTTCAGGAACAGTAAGTTCTGGAACGCTACGGCGGGGGCTATAGAGCGTGTGGTTGTCAACAACCCATCCATCATTAACCCATTTAGTAACCTGTTGAGGGTTTACCTCCATGTGACGGGCAAACGCTGATTTATTGCCATTAAAATAATAATCTACGTATTCATCGATCGTCATAGTTGGTTAATAATCCTCAAAGCATTTTTCAACAAAGCGCTCACTTTCTTCATCGACATAGTTGCAACTGTCGTACTGAACATTAAACCCTGCGTCTGTGGCTTTCTTTTCAACGAACTCAAAGAAAGACTTGGCTTCGTCCTTGTCCATGTTGAAACGTGCTTCAGGGTCATAAGTATTGATAGTGATTGTAGTCATTTTCGGTCCCTCGTAATGGCGGCGGAATGCCTGCCTGTGAAAACAATATAATCAAAAAATGACTATACGTAAACGACTTTATAATCAAAAATTGATTATGTTGACTTGAATCATTTTACCTCGTTAGTAACAGGTGATTGGTCAGCGCCGTACCCTCATTGTCAGCCATTGCGCTGACCTTTTTATTATCAGGTCCCGCAGGAATCATCATCGACACGCTTCGTTGTTAAATCCAGCCTGACGGGCCTGACCCCTTTTAAACACACACAGCGCCATCCGTCATTAACGGAGGTGAGGCTTATGCGAATGCCCTACAAACAAGATTTCATCGCCGCTCTGCTGGCAGCTAAGGAGCAGGGTATCGGCGCAATACTGGCTTTCATCATGGCCTATTTGCGGGGCCGCTATAACGGTGGCGCCATGGCGAAGACGCTGATCGATGCGGTCATGTGCGCGATGATCGCCTGGTTCGTCCGCGACCTTCTCGACTTCATTGGCCTGAGCAGCAATCTCGCTTACATCGCCAGTGTCTTCATTGGCTACATCGGTACTGACTCGATCGGCAACCTGATTAAGAAGTTCGCCGCCAGAAAAGCAGGAGTTGATGATGCAAACCAGTCCTGAAGGAATTGCACTGATTAAAGGGTTTGAGGGCTGCCGGCTGACCGCATACCCTGATCCGGGAACGGGTGGTGCGCCGTGGACAATTGGCTATGGCTGGACCCTACCTGTCGACGGTAAACCGATAAGGCCGGGAATGACTATCGATCAAGGCACAGCTGATCGACTACTTAAAACAGGTCTGGTGAGCTACGAAAACGACGTCCTTAAAATTGTGAAGGCGAAGCTAACCCAGGGGCAGTTTGATGCCCTGGTATCGTTCGCTTACAACGTCGGTACGCGCGCACTCTCAACGTCAACTCTGCTGAAAAAGCTCAATGCTGGCGACATCAAAGGTGCTGCTGATGAGTTTCTGCGCTGGAATAAATCTGGCGGCAAAGTCCTGAATGGGCTGACCCGCCGACGTGAGGCGGAGCGCGCTCTGTTCCTGTCGTGATTGGGGTACTGGTAAGGCGTTACTGGTTGCAGCTACTGGTTATAGCGTTAATCGGCGGGTTGGCATTCTTCATGAACCATTACCGTGACAACGCCATCACCTTCAAAGAGCAGCGTGATAAAGCAATGGTCAGGGCGGAAACCGCCGAGACCGTTAGCAATAGCGTAGTCACCGCAATGAACCTCATCAATGACATTTCCCGGGTAACCCAGAATGCAAAGACCGAACTTTCCCAGGCAAGTGAGCAGCGTGTTATCTACATCAGGCAGGCGCTTGAAGGCGATCAGTGTTCTAAGCAGCTTGTTCCTGCTGCCGCTGCTGACAGCTTGCGGGAATACGCGGACGGTTTACGTGCCGGCGCCGGTGGTACCGATAAGCGCTGACCTTACTGCAGACACACCGATCCCCGGAATGGAGGCTCCGTTCACGTGGCAGGCTAGTCTGGAGTTAAACGCGAAGCTTTACTCTGCGCTGGGGCAGTGCAATCTGGATAAGGCGGGGATTAGAAAGGTAGAGGAAGAACGCCGTAGTACTTTGCAATGATGCTGCAGATTAGGATGACGATGGCATTAATTGCCGGGGCAAACGGTGCCAATGAGTTTAGTACTTCTAACATGTATACCTCCTTGGTTGTGAATGGTTGTCAGTGCTTCTCTTGTGTAACTTATTTCCCCCTGTGACCGTTCCTACTCGTGTAACATTAAAGGCCTGGAGCGGTTGTTTTTCGTTCTATACTCGCCACTACTGAGTGTCCAACATGTTGGATGCACCTCCCTATAGTGCTACCTAATTACTTCTGAGCATCATTTGTCTCTTACAGGAGACAAGGCCATTCACGCCTCCAGGCGAAAAGAAAGCAGTAATGGCGCGGCTCTAAGGGGCGGTGCTGAACAGATAAAATAAGGAATGGAGTATGAGCAAACCCGACTGGGAGGCCATCGAGACGGCGTACCGGGCCGGGGTGATGTCCCTTCGTGAAATCGCATCGCAGCACGGCATTAGCGAAGGCGCTATCCGTAAGCGTGCCAAGCGTGACGACTGGTCGCGCGACCTGAATGCGAAAATTCAGCAAAAGGCTGACGACTTGGTACGCAAGCGGGAGGTACGCAGGACGGTACGCAACGAAAGCACTTTGACCGAACGCGTACTGATAGAGGCGACAGCCGAGGTTATTGCAACGGTACGCATGGAGCACCGGGGTGACATCCGGAGGGCTCGCGAACTGACCAACACGCTATTCGATGAATTGGCCGGAGAGTGTGGCAATGTGGCCGCGCTTGAAGACCTGGGCGAGATGATGCGATCGCCTGATGACAAAGATATGGATAAGCTCAACGATCTCTACCACAAAATAATCAGTCTTCCTTCCCGCGTTAAATCCATGAAAGACCTGAGCGACAGCCTGAAAACGCTTATCGGCCTCGAACGAGAGGCATACAGCATTGAGAATAAGGCTGAAACGAAAGAGGTTACGCATAACGTCATGCTGGTACCAACCAGCGATAACGTGGATGACTGGGAAGCGGCGGCGCAGAAACAACAGAGTGAGGTGCTCGGTGGATGAATTACAAAGCTGTATGGAAGCCACTGCCTGGATCACAGTCACTGGCTCTGAGTTGCCCGTGTAACGAAATACTTTTCGAAGGTACTCGCGGACCCGGTAAAACTGCTGCCCAGCTAGCTCGGTTCCGGCGCAATGTTGGCGTGGGCTATGGCTCGTTCTGGCGTGGCGTCATCTTCGATACCGAATACAAGAACCTTGCCGACATTATCACGCAGTCGAAGCGTATGTTTCGTCTGTTCAACGATGGTGCTCGATATCTGTCATCTGCGAGCGAATTGCGATGGGTATGGCCAACAGGTGAGGAGCTTCTCTTCCGCTTCGGCAAAGAGGCGGACGACTACTGGGATTTTCACGGGCAGGAATTCCCGTTCATTGGCTTTAACGAGCTGACGAAACAGCAGTCCCCTGAATTCTACGAAATGATGTTCTCCTGCCGACGCTCATCGTTCAGGCCGGAAAACTACCCGCTGGATAATGGCAAGTTACTTAAGCCGATCCCGCTGGAAACATTCAGCACGACCAACCCGTTTGGCATCGGGCATACCTGGGTGAAGAAACGCTTCATTGAGCCAGCGCCTCGCGGAACAGTGCAGCGAGACCGGCAAATGGTGTTCAACCCTCAGACAGAACGAGAAGAGGAAATCACGCTTACCCGCGTAGCTATCCACGGATCGTTTAAAGAGAACCCGTACCTCGACCCGCAGTACATCGCGACCCTGATGGCCATCAAAGACCCAAACCGCCGCAAAGCGTGGGTGGAGGGCTCCTGGGATGTGACCAGTGGCGGGAGATTTGACCATCTGTGGAATGAAGCGCTGCACGTAATTAAGCCGTTCCGCATCCCGGATAGCTGGACCGTCGATCGCTCTCATGACTGGGGTGAGTCGAAGCCGTTCTCTAACCTCTGGTGGGCTCAGGCCGATGGAACAGCCGCAGAGCTGTCTGATGGTCGACAGTTCTGCCCGCCTGCCGGTTCCCTTATCCTGATCGGTGAATGGTACGGATGCCCGCCTGACGAGCTCAACAAGGGCCTGAATATGTCATCCACTAACGTTGCGAAAGGCGTGGCGTGGATTGACAAGCGGCTGGTTGGTGAAGACGTCAACGAACCTGAAGAGATTCAAATCGACGGTGTCACGCAGGGCCAACTGAACATTGTTCCTGGAATATGCTCGGAAGTTATCCCGGGCCCGGCTGATAGCGCCATTTTCAACACTGGGGACGATGAGTTATCGATCGGTCAGAAAATGGAGAATCAGGGCGTCGAATGGCTGGAGGCCAATAAGAAGCCTGGCTCGCGAGTCAACGGAGCCTCGGTATTCGCTGACATGCTTGAGGCTGTCGTTGAGGGCAAAAAGCTGGAGTCTGGCATCCCGGAGAAGCCTGCCTTTTATGTGTTCGAGCATTGCCGAGGCTGGATTAGCCGCATTCCAGTGCTAGTTCGCGACAGCAAAAACCCAGATGACGTAGATACCCAGCAAGAAGACCACGATTGGGATGCAACCCGTTACCGCGTGCTGCACTCTCCTCGCCGTTCAGGGGCGATATTCTTCACATAAGGACAACTCAGTGAGTAACGATACAGAAATGCAAGTCCTCGCTGGGCTGATTGTGAATAGCCTCAACGAGGTCTCGCGATCTCGACAGCTTTATGCGACTGGTTTCAACAGATCAGGTAATACCAAGCGGCACCATCTGTGGTGTGAATTTGGCTATCCTGAGCGTCTCGACTTTGACCACTTTTACAACATGTATGAGCGCAATGGCGCCGCATTCGGTGCCGTCCATAAATTGCTCGATGCATGCTGGTCTGATAATCCTGTAATAGTTGATGGTGATGAGACGAAGAAGTCCAAAAAGTCGACACCTTGGGAAAAGAAAGTCACCAAGCTCATGAAGAAGTACTGGGCTAAGGTGAAGGACGCGGATAGACGAAACCTTGTCGGGCACTACTCAGCTCTCATCCTCCAGTTTGCAGATAGCCGGGAATGGTATGAACCAGTAAATCGCGAGGTTATGCGAAATTCGCGTGAGCGCGGCTTAGTGAAGATGATTCCAGCATGGGAATCTCAGGTTAAGCCAGGAGAGTTGGAGCAGGATCAGAAGTCTTCTAACTACGCCATGCCGAAGTTTTATTATTTCCAGGAGCAACCTGTTGGGGATAATGGGAATATTGTCGGACCGATGCGTTCCATCAAAATCCACCCTGAACGTATCATCATGTTTTGCGAAGGTTCGGAAGATGAATCTTCTTTGGCTGGCATTCCTTTCTTGCGTGCAGGTTATAACGACCTTCTGGACATGGCGAAAACCTCCGGCGGCAGCGCTGAGGGGTTCCTGAAAAATGCCAGCAGGCAGCTCGGCATCAACATGTCGAAAGACACCAAGATTGAAAAAATCATGGATGACGCCAAGAAGGCTGGATATTCAGGCCTGGCTGAGGCACTAAACGCCGCTATCCAGAAGCTTAACTCGGGAACCGATTCGGCTTTGGTTACCCAGGATGGTGAGGCTAAAGTCCTTTCTGTCGCCGCCGCCGATCCCAGCCCTACATGGACAGTGTCAGCGAACCAGTTTTCCTCTTCAGTTCAGATTCCTTTCACCATCCTGTTTGGTCAGCAAACAGGGAGGCTTGCTTCTGATGAGGACAAAAAAGATTTTGCCAAACGCTGTAACGGGAGGAGAAATGGATTCCAGACAGACCGTGTTACCGCGGTCATCGAGAGACTGTGGACAGTAGAGGTTATCGATCCGCCTAAGTCAGGAGAAATAACGTTAACCTGGTCTGATCTGCTCGCGCCAAGTGAGAAAGAGAAGATTGCCAACATGAAGGAAATGGCTGCAGTCGCGAAGGATACCCAGCAAGCCTACGGCACCCCTGCTGTCGATGAGAATGAGGTCAGGGAGGCGGGGGAGCTCGAACCGCGCGAAGAAGTGAAAACTCCGGACCCAAACCAAAAGGTAACTACCGATGATCCTCTTTCCGATGAATCCGGAGCAAAAGGCGAAAGTCGGGACGCCAGTAGTGCCACGCAGCAAGGTTGACCCGACCCGATCGGCCAAGCAGGTAACCGCGATGTACCGGGATATCGAGGATCGGTATCTCGGCATCAAGCGCGCACTTAAAGCGTTGTTCGACCAGCGTCTGACCGGGAGAGAGCGAGATGTTAACAGCCACAACTGGCATTTCCTGTGTCACGTTAACGGTGCAGAGCCAACGCTCTACCAGGTCAACGCCGGCAAGTTCATCTATGAAATGTCAGCGCAGGAACTGGCCGACCTGCTCGAAGCGGTACAGGTTATTCTCGACGATTACCTGCTGGAAGGCGGCGAACAAAGCCTGTGGGCGATGGATTACGTCGCCGCAGAATACGAAAGGGGGACGTTCAGTGCATACACAAACCTTTCCCAGCAATCACCAGTATACGCAGCGCAAACCAGCATCCATCAACTACTAAGTAGCCCCGCTTACCTCAACCAAATAGCCGCATCACGGGTAACAACCTACAGTGATTGGCGAGGTATTAGCGATGATGCCAGGAGGGATTTAGCTGGTGTTATTAGTGATGCTGTATCAAGAGGTGTAAACCCAAGAGAAACAGCGTCGGTCATTAGCAAAAGGCTGGATGTGAGCATGTCCAGAGCTAAAACGATAGCCCAAACTGAACAGGTGGGGGCATTAAGGCGCGCGCAGCGAAATGAAACAGATTGGGCGAAAGAGCGGCTTGGTCTGAATACTGCCATCCTGTGGATTTCTGCGCTGAAATCGACGACAAGGGCCACCCATGCTGCGAGGCACGGGAAGACTTATTCGACAGAAGAGGTTGCCGAGTTCTATTCAAAGAATGGCAATGCTTTCAATTGCTACTGCGCCAATGTCCCATGCCTATTGGATGATCAGGGGAAACTTTATAACGATGGACTGACTGAAAAGCTCACCAAAGAAAGAGAAAACTGGAAGTCCACCGAGGATTAATTTGATAAAATAGATTTGCTGGATAGGGCGGCCACCCGAAAAGCTCTGCGCTCAGGGCCTTCCAGCTCCATCATGAGCGAACTAATGGAGCGATTAGTTATGAGTCACGAAAATAAGGCGCTTGCTGCGGCTTACCTGAAAGAGTGCGTCAATTACAACCCGGAAACAGGACTCTTCACTTGGCTGAATCGGCCTCTGGAACACTTTAAGTCACTTAGGGCGTGTAACGCTTGGAACTCAAGGTATTCCGGCCTGGTAGCTGGCAGCATCCGAAAGGATGGATATTGCGCACTAAAAATTGACGGCAACGGCTATAAAGCACACCGCATAGCCTGGCTGATTGCGCATAATGAATGGCCTGACGATATGGATATTGACCATATCAATGGCATCAGAAACGATAACCGGCTATCTAATTTGCGACTTGCAAATCGAAACGAAAATTGTGCAAACGTAAAGGTCAGAGTGAACTGCTCATCTGGCTTTTTTGGGGTGCATTGGTTTAAGAACCGCGGAGAGTGGGTGGCCCAAATACGAACTGGGAAGGTGAAGAGGCATCTTGGCTATTTCCATGGTATTGGTGATGCCGTCCGGGCCTATAACGCCGAATGCGAAAAGCTCCATGGCGAATACGGCAAGCGCAAGATAGAGCACAATCTGAATAAGCTCCGAGAATTGGGGCTCTGATGAATAACTACAAGGTCGCTCCGGCGGCCTTTTTTAATGCCTTAAATACACCAATGAGGACCCAGCATGAAACGCAATCGCGTTAACGTGCTGACCGTCGTCAACTCCGCTTCAAACATCACCACTGAAACCATTGACGGCAAGCCACATATCGTGGTTCGCGGCATCACGCCTGTCGTGGACGATATCGTGATGAACCGGAAGTTGTACCCGGCAGCAGAAATCGAAAAGGCCTACAACACGCTTGAGCGTAACCCGATGCCGCTGGGCCACCCGAAAGTGGATGGCAAGCATGTGTCTGCTCGCGATGTCCGGGCGGTGAATGAATATCACGTCGGCGCATGGCTGCAGAACGTCAGCCACAAAGACGGGAAGGTGACGGGCGATATGTACGTTAACCGTCAGTACGCCGAGTCAAGCGAGAAGGGCAAGCGCCTGATTAATCGCCTTGATGAGATGATCGCCGGTACCAACTCAGAACCCATCCATATCTCTACAGGGCTCCTGTATTCCGGCATTGCCGCTAATGGCGAGTCAAAGGGCAAAAAGTACAACGAGATTGCCACCAACATGATGTTTGACCACGTGGCGGTGCTGCTCGATGAGCCCGGAGCCGGAACGCCTGAAGAAGGCGTCGGTATTTTTGTCAACGCTGAGGGCGACGAGCTCGAAATTGAAGTAGTCAACCTAGCTGATGCTGACGTACCAGACCCGCAAGACGCCTCATTCAAAACATTCTTTAACCAGCTAAAGGCGTTTTTCAGCGCCAACAGCGATTCAACCCAGAAGGAAACAGATCCGATGAAAGAGCTCATCGTTAATGCGCTGAAGGCTAACGGCAAAGAGGTAGAGGGTAAAACCGATGCCGAACTGATGGACGCATACAACCAGATGAAGACCGAAGAGGTCACCGCCAAGAAAAAGGGCGATGAAGAAATCGACCCGGCCACCGGCGCACCAAAGAAGACGGAACAGGCCGCCAACAATGAAGAGATGCCAGCTTGGGCAAAAGCTCTGACCGATCAGGTTTTGGCGCTTAACAGCAAGATCAACGCGAACTCGGAAAGCGAGAAGAGCAACATGCGCGCAGCGGTAAAAGCCAAATTTGGCATGACCGATATCGCTGTCAACGCTCTGGACGGCGAGCCTCTGAAAGAGCTGTTTGCTCAATGCCAGACTTCAACCGGCCTGAATGGCACTTTCCGCCAGGCTACCAATACCCAATCAGTCAGCGAAATGCCGGAGTAAAAAATGGCTAAAGACGGAAAACACGTAATTCACGCCGGTGGCGTATTCCCTAATCCGCTTCTCAATCGTGAAGGCCGGGCGACTGCGGTCAAACCCGGCACCCTGGGCTTCTTCGATGCTGGCGTCTTCAAGGTGTCGGTAGATGGTAGCGAGACCGCAATTATCTATGTCGCTGACTTCGATTATCTGCGCTGCAAAACGGTAGATGACACGTTTGCTGTCGACGATCTTCTGGTTGGCATCCATCCGCTGCCCGGCATGTTCCTGAACGTGCGCGCAGCGGCCGGCACCTACAAAAAAGGCGACGCTCTCTCAATCGTTAATGGCCAGGTTAAGAAGTGGGCCACTGGTGAAAACGATCGCTGCTATTGCGACGAAGAGCGCTCAATTACCGCCGCTGCTGGCGATCTCATTCGCGTAGTGATCAAGTAAGGAGTCACTGAATGCTTGTTTATTCTAAATCGCTGGGCGAAAAGACCGGCAACCAGGCCGTGAACCAATACCAGTTCGGTATGCTGACTATGGAGCGCAATGCCGCGCTGAACCATCAGGGCGTCAACGTTATGCAGGAGATCGCCGACCGCCTTAATGCTGTTAACCATCTCAACGGCATCAACGCTGTTCGCTCACCTGCTGACCTGTACAAGGCCTTTGACCAGACCGTGCTGCGTCAATTCCAGCCAAACACTGAGTTCACGCTGTTCAACGACCTGATGCCTCTGTCACGTTCGGTGCGCATCAATCAGACCGTGTATGAATACGCCAAGTCTGGCGGCCGCATGTGGGCTCACACCTCCATGTCAGGCCAGATCGGCGCGGCGCTGGATGCTGTGCAGTACCAGTACGACGGTACTATGGTTCCGGTGCACGATACCGGCTTCAAGTTCCACTGGCGTGAGCCTCGTCTGAACAACCCGGATGCGTTCGACATCATCTCTGACGCTCAGTTTGAGTCAACCAACGAAGTGCGCCGCCAGTATGTGGATTACATCTACAACGGCTATCGCGACGCGGAAGGTAACTACATCAAGTTCGACGATAAGACCTGGAAGGGTCTGAAGAACGACGAGCGTGTGGCGATGGTTGACCTGGGCGCATCTGGACTGAATATCGACTTCACCAGCGCATCCGCCACTGCTGAGCAGATCCGCAACGCAGCAATTAAGCTGCGCGACACGCTCAAACTGACCAACAATCAGTACGCCGAGCAGACCTGGTACGTGTCGAGCGCCATCATTTCCAACCTGGAGCGCTACTTCAGCGACAACTATCAGTCCGACACCATTCTGCAAGAGCTTCTGAAGTTGTCCGGCATTGCCGCGATTAAAGAAGACGCTCAGCTGACCGGTAACCAGATCCTGATTGTCCCGCTTACCGCTGGCGTTATTGCTCCGATTGTAGGCCAGGCTTTCGGCACCGTTGCCGATCCGCGTCCGTTCTACAACAGCGATTATATCTGGCGTACCTGGGGCGCTGCTGGCTTGATGGTTAAGACCGACATCAACAGCAAAAAGTCAGTCATCTACGCACACAGCTAAGGGGCGATAAATGGCACTGGTAAAAGTGATTAGCGATAACCTTTTCTCCGGTGCCAATCTCCAGAAACTGGAGGTTGGCGCTCAGGTTTCGGTAAGCGGCGATGTTGCTAAGCGCTGGGTGGCTGCCGGCCTGGTTGAAATCATCAGGGATGACGACCAGTCGCTGGAAGTGGCTACACCTGGCAATGATGCTGCAGAGCAGGAAGAGCAGGAAGAGCAGGAAGAGCAGCAGGAAGAATCTGTCAGCAAATCGAAGAAGGCGAAATAACCATGGCTGACCCAATCACAGCGGCAGACGTGCAGGCGTTCCTCGGTGAGTTGGGTTACGCCATTCCCGCCTCGCTGCTCGATCCGATTCTCTGCGTGGTGAACAAGATCATCCCGTGCCTCGATGGTGCAGGGTATGACGAATGCACGGCAAAGCTCATCCTGATGTATGCCGCTGCGCTCATGGCGACGTCATCCGGCGCCCGCCGCATCAAATCGCAGGGCGCTCCGTCCGGCGCGTCCCGCTCGTTCGATTACGGTGACGATGGCATCACCTGGCTGCGTGACTCTCTGGCGAAACTGGATACCAGCGGCTGCACCAGCGAACTACCGATCAGCGCCGGCAACAGTGTGGGCCTGTTTATGGTGGTCGGGGGCTGCTAATGGCGTGGGTTTCAGTTCAGCAACGGCTTCCGCGGACGTTTACCCGGGTGTGGGTGATCACCGATACCGGCGAGCAAACGACAGCGTACGTGAAAAGCGATGGCGAGTGGTTCATCAACTGCGACCGCATACGCGCCGCAGGAGCCGTTGTGCTGCGATGGAGGGATGACTGATGTCTTCGGTAGCTAATTGGTCATACACCGCGACGGCGACAATCTGGCGGCGCATACGCGATGCTGACGGTAGCGATACCGACGGCGGAGGTCAGCCGTACGGGTGGGAAGCGCCGATCGCTATCCTCTGCGACTACCAGGGCGGACTCTCTGCAAAAATCGGTGACCTTGGCCGGGAGCTCGTTGTTAAAAACACGATATGGACCGAGTACGCAACGGCGCGGGAAGGAGATTACATCCTGATTGGCGCGTCGACTGATGCAGCACCGCCGGATGAGGCCGATGAGATTCGGCAGATCGTCCAGTTCGCAGATACATTCGAGCGACTGGCGGACGATTTCGCACTGATAACGGGAGTCTGATTATGGGCGCTAAAGTTCGCGGCATCCGGCAGGCCAAGGCCAACCTCGATCGCATCATCAAAGACGTCAAGGGGCGTAAAGTCGTGCGAGCAATCCAGTCTGCGATGCTTATTGGTAGCGCGCAGGCAGCGCTTTACACCCCGATCGATACGTCGACGCTCATCAATAGCCAGTTCCGCGAAATCACGGCTAACGGTACCAGGGTAACCGGGCGCGTCGGTTACTCCGCCAACTATGCGGTGTATGTTCACGACCCGGCAGTGAAACAGAACTTCACGCGAGCAACGGCCCGCAAGGAGTTCTTAACGAAGGGCTTCGAGGATACCCGCAGCCAGATTGACGCGGTGGTGAAGAAGGAGCTTTCGCTATGACCCCTCCGATGTATATACGCCTCAAAGACCTGTTTGTGGCTGAGGGGCTTACCGCGGGGTTTAAGGTCCAGTGGCGGCAATGGCGCGACACCGGGAAAGATACCGATCAGTTCATCGTGTTCCGGTCTTCCGGCGGTACCGATATCACCTTTGACCTCGGCGGCGACTGGTATGTGATGGTTGATGTGATCTCCTCGAAGGCGAATCCCGATGCTGCTGACGCCGCGGTAAACGCCATTGTCGAGTACATCAGCGCTCAATCCGGCGCCGATGATTGCGTAGGCGCGCTGCGGCTTGTCGGTAATGTCCCGGCGCCGATCCCCACCGAAGAGGGCAGATTAGTAACCCGGCTACTCGTCTCCTGCACATACGGCGAATAATCGTCAGAATCACCCATCAGGCTGCCATATGGCGGCCTTTTTTAATTGAGAGGCATACATGCAAGGCTGCGCTAATGACACCGGCAAGCTGATTGGTAAGGTGGCCGTGCTCCGCATGGCTTTTGGCTGTGCTGATACGGTTCCTGCGCTTTCCGAATGGAAGCGACTCGGCGCCATGACCACCAAGGGCTTTGACTACTCCATGAATACCGTCACCTCTGAGGCTGACGATACGAAAGGTCTGGTTGAGAACCTGGTCAACAACATGGACTTCACCATCTCCGGCGAAGGTGAGTTCCGCAAGAAAGACAAGACGACTGAAGTTGGCGCTATTGCCATCTCGAAATATATTTTCGATGAAGTGCAGGCCGGCCGTCAGCCGACAGTCTGGGTCCGCTTCGACTTCACTGGTGAAGACGCCGGCACTTATATCATGGGCTACTTCAACACCACCTCCTGGTCAGGTGATTTCGGCACCTCGGATATTTCCACCTTCTCCGGTGAGTGGAAAGTTGCTGATGCAGACACCGTGGTATTTGAGGTCGCTCCGCCGGCGCTGGCATTTACCACCAACCTGCCGACGACCAAGAGCGTGGCTGCCGGATCGGCGCTGAATATGTCGGTAGTGGTTGAGGGTGGTACAGCGCCTTACACCTACGTCTGGAAGAAAGACGGCACGGTTGTCAGCGGGCAAACAACGGCGACCTTCAACAAGGCCAGCGCTGCTTCCGGTGATGCCGGGGTTTATACCTGTGAAGTAACCGATTCTTCCGCGACACCAGTCACGATCACTTCTGCATCCTGTGCGGTCACTATCAGTTAACCATCAGGCCATTTTCGTGAATAGTACAAAGGGCGTTCTGCGCCCTTGATACTGTTTATGGAGCGACTATGACCCCGATTAAAGAATTAGGCGAATGCGTTATCGGTGCTGGTGACCGGGAATTCTTTTTCCGGCCGTCGTTTCGCAACATGGCGCGAATCGGTGAGCCCGAGGAGATTGTTCAGGCGTTCTATGACCTGTGCAATGACGAGGCGACGCCATTCGCGCAGCGCGCAGCTGAGGCCTATATCCACGATGAGTACAGCCGACTTCCTGATTGCGTCCTGCGGTTTATGCAAAGCGGGCTCCTGTCACGCAAAGCGATCATGGCTGCGCATACGGTACTGACAGCATGTTGTGACGATGATATCGGCGATCTGGTTGGCTGGATGAAGCCTGCTAAATCACGCAAGCGTGGCTTTGTCTGGCGCCCGGGCAGCATGCCACCGGAAAGTATGGTCATCGTCGCGCAAAACCTGATGATGCACGGCATCATCGGCAAAGCGAAGGTGCGCAAGCTGCAGCGTTACGAAACGAATGAGACAACCGCAGAATTCCGCGCAGCCGACTACATCATGGCGGCCCGCAACCATTTCGGAATAAGCCGGGAAGAGGCCGAGAACCTCACGATGACAGAATTCGCCATGATGATTAACGCCAAATACCCAAATCAGAACGGCTTCACGCGCGAAGAGTACGATACGGTCATGGACGAAGACGATCGCCGCTGGCAGGCGATGATGGAGCAGGAGCATTCCAGGACAAACCCCAAGAAGAATTAACCTCAGCACTAACCGAATATCAGCCTCGCATCCGCGGGGCTTTTTTGTATCCGTTTGTTCGTGAACGGCTAATGCCGACTCACTTCTGACGCGCCTCGCACGCGCATTTAACACAGAACCTTTCAGGATGACCCTTGAGGATGCCGGCTGGCTGTCGGTGCCTTCTGTGGGCCGGTTTCCTGTGCGACAAGGTTCATCACTAAAAGGTAAGCCGATATGAAATATCCAACAGTAATTAATGGGTTAGACTTCCGCGATCTGATTTTTGTGGCCGATAACGACCCGGTAACTGACTCGTTTATGGTAGCGAAGGCATTTGGAAAGTTGCCTAAAAACGTAATTCGCGACATTGAGCGAACTATCGAGGCCTGTCCTCCGGAGTTTGATACAAAACTCAACTTTGAGCTTTGCTATAAAAACAATGAGTTGCAGAACGGAAAGCCGCAGAAATTCTATCGACTCCGCAAAGATGGATTGATGCTTCTGGTTATGTCATACACCAAAAAAGAGGCGATGCGCATCAAGATCGCCTACATCAACGCCTTCAACTGGATGTACGCGATGCTTCAAGTTGGGCGGCGGCAGTTTGAAGAAGAGCGTAACGCCGTCATGCTGGAGTTCCTGAAAGAGAAGGATGTTGCCAGTATGTCTGGTCGCCTGTTACGCCGGTGGGGGAAAGAGAAGAGGCCCCAGCTACTTTCACGCATTGAGCAACTGGACAAGCAAGGTCAGTTGGCATTGCCCGGCGTTCCTGGCGCGCTTACCGAAGCATGAAACCCACAAATTCGTGGTTTTTGGATAGCCCACTCAGGTGGGCTTCTGCTTTATGAATGAATCAGAAATCAGCTAAAATCGACCTCAACCAACTCCGTGAAGGGATGCATAATGACAAACCTCCCCTATGAATATTTCCTTGGCGCTGATGATGACCTCGTCGACTTTCTTGAAAAGCAAGGCGAGGAATGCATCAAAGAAATTGAGCAATCAAATGCAATAAACAAAGAGAACGGGTATAAGTTGCTCGGCATCCTCATTGTTGGCGTCGGGTCTTCGTTTTTATTGCTGACGCAAAATAACCAACCTTATTTTATGACGTTGGGTATCGGTATTTTCATGTTGTACTGGGCCGCTTGCGCAATTTACCTGGTTTCAGGCGTGCTGTCTGTACAGGTACGTGCGCTCCTTAACTCAGCCCCAGCAGACCTTTACACTGAACTTTACAAGTCATTGGGGCCAGCGCATTACGAGGAGTTGGCCCAGAAAGGATTTCGGGCAGAGAGGACACCAATTTCAGTTATCCGGCGAATAAGACTGGCTAATCTCCATGATACGGCTGAAGAGTTGTGTGAGATAAATGAGCGCATCAGAACAAGGCTGGATAGAGCGAGGATCGCAACAATCCTCACTCCGCTTTGTGCATTAGCTATTTCTACTGTGGGCTATCTTTTTTTCTGACTTTGTCCGCAGAATTCCCAACAAATCGACGACCTAACGAGAAGTCGGTTGTGGGCCTACCTTCCTGTGGGGGTTGTGTGGTCTGCTGTTGCGGTGGTTGAGTGGTATCTTGCTTTGGTGGTTGATCGCTCATTTTGCCTTCCTATGGTTCGATTTGAGAACATCGAGTGCTTCGTTCTTAAGGTGCATCAGATGCACGCAGAAGAAGCATTAACCTACCCTGGAAGCTCACCGCCGAACATCCTGATAAACGATCAGGTGGTTTTGTCGTTCTCTCCTATCCCTGCTAATCTGTCCAAAACAAACCAATGGGGATAGGGATATGAGGAAGTTTCTGTTAGTGGCTTCGCTTTCGTTGGCATTCAGCGCAGCGGCGTCAACAAGCTATACAAAAGAACAGCTTAATTCAATGGCCGCATCAGGGCAGTATCCTGAGCAAGAGTCTCCCGTAACTAAAAGTGTGCAAGTGGTTGATTTTGATCACTGCAAACAAGATGCGTATAACATTTTTAGCCAGATTAGTGATAGTTATCCGGCCAATGTAATAGTAGATACGAACGTTCTTTACATAGTTAAATTCTGGACCAACGATGGAACAGTTATGATTTCCTGTTCTGAACCAGATGGAAAAAAGGTTGTAACGTCGTCTGCTTACAAATAAAGGCCATTAAAATGATGAATGAGAAGTCTATTCATAAAGAGTGCGGGGTAGCGATGTGAGGCGGTTAATCATTATCGGGCTACTTTTCTTGTCACACTTTTGTTATGCAAAATCTGATACTCAGATCATTAATGATGCAAAAGAGGCAGTAAGAAAAGAGCTAACTCAGAAGTATAAGCCGGGAGACTGCGAAAGATGGCGATTACTTGAGGCTAGCGGTAAAGCCAGAAGTGGCTCTGCTGTCATTATTTGTGACAGTAATTTCAACCCATTGTTAGGACTGGATTTCTCAGAGATAAAGGTTTTCAGGAATGAAAGCTCAAACGCTGTCTGTGGTATTGTCTCGGGACATACCGATATAAGTAAAATTGGAGGTCGGTTCGTTTATACAGATGGTGATGCAGGGCATGTTTTCATTAAGAGATCTAAAGAGCCTGCCTTCTTGGCTGATAAGAGCGAAATCGGTCGCAATGCACTGAAGATACTGGATCAACAATTAAAAATTAACTCCAGAAATTGTCAGTAACGTAGATTGGGCAACCCACCATCAGGTGGGTTTTTTGTGCTTCTCATCCCATTCTTTTTCGGCTTGCTCTCTTGCTTTTCTCTTGAGTTCGTCCCTGAATTCATCGGTCATGATTTTTTTCGCCATAAGTTCAAGGAAGGATGGCAAGGATTCTTCGACTCGAGATTTAAGAACCCTTTCAGCATGCTCAACATAGCTGTTGGGTTCGGCGACGGTAGTGAACATGCTTTTGTCTTCATCAAGCAGATAACTCAAGTTTAGCCTGAAGATAATTTCAGCATTCATTGAACGGTTATTAACTTTCGCAGACGCTTCGATTTTATCTTTAAGTTCAATTGGTAGCCTGATTCTCAGTTGCGGATCTTCTCTACTCATGATGGTACTCATCGCCTTAAAAAAAACACAATAAGCAAATTATGCCCCACGGTGGGGTTGACAGCAATGACGCACGGTGTGACACTTGTCTGGTGTCTCACGGTGGGGCATTTAATGGAGGTGATTATGGAAAAAGCAAAAAACATGTATCAGCGTAAAGTTCGCTTCCCTGAAGATGTGCGAAAAGCGATAGAGCGCAACGGTGAAGATCAGTGTCGGCAGTTCAATACTGAGCTGATCTACCAGCTGAGAAAGGCGTATGGCCTAATTGGAGAGAAAATTGCACAAGCATAAAAACGACGAAGCCCCAACTACTTGCGATAGCCAGGGCTCCTTATCGAACAAATCCCGGAAAGGAAATATCGACATGAATATTGTACAGAACAAAGAGCTAAGTTTCCACAATACCAATTTTGCTTACATGGAAATGGGTGGTCATATCTGGCTTACGGCTGCGGAGGTTGGTCAGGCTCTGGAGTACGCTGACGATAAAGCAGTGCAGCGCATCTACTCACGACATGCTGATGAATTTACAACACAAATGACAGGGGTGGTCAAACTGACCACCCCTTCAGGAAAGCAGGAATCACGTGTTTTCTCTCTGCGCGGAGCTCATCTGGTTGCAATGTTTGCACGCACGCCAAAGGCTAAAGAGTTCCGCCGTTGGGTGCTGGATATTCTGGATCGGGAAGTGGCGCATTCGCCGATTGCGAAGCAGTTTACTGACGACGAACTTTCATCCCTTGCCTGGCTGTGGCGAGCGAGTGACATCATGCTGACAGCCTGTGAGAGCGTTACTCCATTACTGAAGGTAGCCGAGCATCGACAGGCCGGGCACTTTCACACGATCGGTCAGGAGTTGCCACGGACAATTAACAAGGCCAGGGAGATTATTAAGCGCGAGACAGCGCATATCGAATTTCACCCATGGAAGGATGATAACTGGAGCAGGGTATTACCTCACCTGCGTCAGGAGATGTTGCAATGATGCATAAATAGAAAAGCCGACAGTTCGCAGCTGCCGGCTATCCATAAATCTGTCATAAGGGTCCAACCAATGACTTCATTTAATTTAGCAGTTCATGAACCAAATGTCGATCCCCAGCCGTTGCCGGTGATTGAATGGAAGGGTTTGCGTGTTGTTACGACTGAAACGCTGGCCGCAGGTTATGGTTCGGATGAGGCTAACATTAGAAAAAACCTTTCGCGCAACGCCAGCCGCTTCATTGAGGGCATTCACATCTTCACCATCAAAGGCCAAGAGTTGAAGGATTTGCGAGTGACTAATAGTCACGCACAAATTTCGAGCAAAGCCCGCTCTGTTGTTTTATGGACCGAGAAGGGCGCCGCCCGCATGTCTAAGATTGTCGATACCGATGAAGCTTGGTCATTCTTCGAGCGATTGGAGGATTCATATTTCAGACCAGGCCAATCTTTTGGCGTCCCATTGACCTACGAAGCTGCTCTCGAAGATCTTCTGTTGAAGGTGAAAGAGAATCGCATTATTGCTGAGCAGCGTGATAGAGCTGTAAAGGAAAAGCTATGGATTTCAGAGAAAAGGGAAGCTACCGCGATGGCTACAGCGTCTGCGGAAAAGCGCAAAGCTAACGCACTAGCAGCGAAACTTGGCGAGTGTAAAAAGCATGCGACTATCAAGGCTGTGCAGCGCGCTACAGGAAAGCCTTTTAGCCACTGGCCTATGAAAAAATGGTGCGCCGCAAATGGAATGGTACCGAAGGACGTTCCAGATGAAACGTATGGCACCGTTAAGTCTTGGCCGGCAGAAGCCTGGAAAGCGGTGAACGATGTTGACCTTCGCAAGCTGTTTTAACCCGAAGCACTAATTAGTGCTTCGAAAACCAAACCTCGCTCCGGCGGGGTTTTTTATTGCCCGGAGGAAGCATGGCGGAAGGTGAAAATGTTGGCGGAATCTACATTGAGATCGAGGCCGATGTTGCAAAATTGCTTACTGGTCAGCAGCAAGCTAATAAAGCCCTTGATAACATTGGCGATAATGCACAAAAAACATCAGGGCAATTCAAAAAGCTTGATACGCAACTTAACGCTACCTCTAAAGTTATGTCTTCAGGGTTAAGGGGGAGCGTTCAGCAGGCAGGTTATCAGATCCAGGACTTCATCGTTCAGGTGCAAGGTGGTCAATCTGCATTGGTAGCATTTAGTCAGCAAGGATCGCAGCTAGCTGGGGCATTCGGGCCGGGTGGTGCTATCGTCGGGGCGCTAATCGCGCTTGGAACTGTTGTTGCAGGGACTTTAATTTCTTCTCTCAATGGTGGCAAAAGTGCAATGGATGCGCTTAAAGATGCCGCCGAGAGAATGAATGATGTTATCTCTGTTTCCTCTCAGGGTATCGCTGCACTATCTGACAAATACGCAAACCTTGCCAGGGTCAATGTCACGGCAGCAACACTGCTGAGAAATCAGGCGCTGATTGAATATAACCAAGCCATCTCGAAAATACCTAAAGCGATAGGAGAGGCGGCTGACTCTGTTCTTTCGTTTGGAGATAAGGCCATATCAGCGCTAGCTGGCGGTTATGCTTCCGTTGAAGGGTTTAATGATCGCCTGAATTCGCTAAATATAACGACTAGCGATTACTCTTCTGCAATGAAACAGGCATATGGCGCAGGAATGAATTTCCGAGCAACGGCTGACTCTATCGGTAATACAGTAGGTGCCGTAGCCTCTAAGTTGGGTATTTCTGAAGAGGCGGCGTTTGGGCTTACTAAGCAGCTCGCAGACCTTAGTGACAACCCGTCTCCGCAGGCATTGCAAACACTTGTTTTGAGAATTAATGAAATCATCAACTCCTCAAAAAATGCAAAGCCAGAGTTGATTGAGCTATACAATAAACTCGCAGATTTGTCTACCGGCGCATCAAATGCCGCCGTTAATTTTGAGATACTGAAAAAATCAACAGATAACCTGACCTCTGGGCAAAAAAGTTTAATTCAACAGTCCGAAAGGAATCTGGCGTTATCTAAATTGCAAGGTGCAGCAAGGGCAAAATTAGCGGCTCAATATGCAGCTGAGGACGCGGGATTCTCGAAAGACGATCCGCACACCAAGCGAATGATGGATGATGCTGCCGCGACTTACACCAATCTCGATTCGCATAAGAAGCTGACAGCGGAGCAGAAGAAAGGTGAGAGTCAGGCAGAGAGAAATGCAAAAGTTGTTGAAGAGTACAGCCAGAAAGCGAAATTGGCCGCCGATTCGACAAGCGAACTCTCGCGCGAACAGGCAATACTGGCAGCAAAACAGAAGTTAACGAACGCCACACCACAACAGGTTGCTCAAGTTGAACGTGATGCGGCGGCTGCATGGGATACGGCGAACGCCCTTAAAGCCCAGGCCGCTGCACAAAAGCTCCTCCCTGAAACAAGAGAGAACGCCTCTTATCAGCAGGATATGAAGGATCTTAAAACTGCTCTTGATGGGAAAAGGATAACCCAGCAGCAATATGACCAAACCAGTGAGCAGTTAGAGGCTCAGCACCAGGCCAACCTTGCCAAAATACGCTCGCAGAAGGTGGTTAACCCAACCCAGCAGGCACTTGCCGAAGTTGACCCGGTGCAGCAGTTGGCCAACCAGCACGCGCAGGAGCTGGCGCTGATTCAGCAGTTTGAGCAGCAGGGCGTTTTGGCCCATCAGAACGCGCTGGCCCTCAAAAACGCAGCCGACACGCAGTACGAGCAGCAGAGGACCGCAGCTCAATGGGAAATCCTCAGCCAGCAAAGCCTCGGCTATAACATGCTGACGAGTGCGGTGGATGCCTTTAGCGGGAATGCATCAAACGCCATTACTGGGCTACTAACCGGCACAATGTCAGCACAGGAGGCTATGAGTTCCCTCAGCAACACCATTCTGAACAGTGTGATTAACAGCATCGTCCAGGTAGGTGTGGAGATGCTGAAAAACTTTATCATCGGGCAGACAATCGGGGCTGCATCCACTGCAAATGGGTTGATACAGGCAGCGCTGCTGACAAACGCATGGACTCCAGCAGCTTACGCTGCATCAGTGGCAACTGGCGGAGCTGCTGCCAAGGTCGGTGCTGTTGCCTATGGTTCTGGGCTGGCAACATCAATGGCTCTGGGTAACGTTGCTGGCGGCCGTAAGAACGGAGGTCCGGTTACTGCAGGAAATGTTTACCCAGTAGGTGAGGGAGATTTACCTGAGTTCATGCAGACCCGTAAGGGATTATTCATGATACCTGGCGATAACGGCACTGTGTTTAGCAACAAAGACGTTACTGGCGGTATGCCACGTATCAAGAAGCCCTCGACGGGTAGTGAATACCAAAGCCAGAGTAACGGCGACAGCGGTTCAACTGAATCGCAGTCGTCGAGGCCAATAGAGGTCAATATCCAATTCTACGACCAGACCAGTGGTGGCCAGCATTCATTCCAGGCGCAGGCCAGCCAGGAAGGTAGTGTCGTGACAGTAGAGGGTTTTCTTACCGATGTTGATCGCAATGGACCAATGTCCTCAGCAATTCAGAGCGCTTTTGGTCTCGGAAGAAAAGCGCAAGGTGCTTACTAAACCAAACCCGCTCCGGCGGGTTTTTTAATGGGTGAACATTATGAAAGTAGCAATCGAAGTTAATGGCGAGGTTATCTGGTACCGCGACAGCGATAAACAGGAGGGGGTGGCGTCGTTGGGCTACTTGAAGGACGGCACACAGCAGAAAATCATTGCCGCCCTTGAAGAGGCATTATTCCAGGCGAAAGGGCAGTTACAAATATCTGATAGCCATGACGCGCCGCGGGCAAAGACGATAAGCGCGTCGATATCTATCGATACCAGCGAAGCCCAATCGCAGCTTGATGATTTAATCTCCTTACTTGAGCTTAAATTTGGTTCCCTTCAGTCTGTCCCGAAGCGTATCAACCAGGAACTCTCTGCCATGGCGAACGACATCGTCTTTGCTGATAGCTCGACCACAGGAGGCGCAGGACTCGACATTATCTATGGTGTGCGGTTCGGTGCTAAATATGAATTGCTCACTGCCGCAATCAGGGCAGGAGAGTTTGATTCTGAATTTCTCTGACATAAACCTATCCTCTCGCTGTGTGTAGAAAACACACAGTATCAGCGAGACACATTTAGCAATATCCTGATAAAAGATCAGTGCCGCAGCCGCGGCATTTTTTATGCCCGGAGGAAACGTGGCAACAGTTCAATACCCTCCGTTCCTGCCGCTTCCCCAGCGCGCCGATCAGAACATGACGCAGGATACAGCCTGGCAGACGACGCAGACGGCAGTCGGTCCATTGATAATCACGCCGATTACCACTGACCTTAAGGCGACATGGACGCTGCAGTGGATATTCACGCTGGCCCAGGCCGAGCGGTTTAAGTCGTGGCTGCGCTCGCCGACATACTGCGACCGCGGGCGCAACTGGTTCCAGATGCCGATCGACCTGGGTGATACGCAGGGCGTGCAGCAGCAGACGCTGCATTTTGTCGATATGCCGGTGCAGACCAGCAAAAACGGCAACATTGTCACTTGGACCGCAACGGTCATCAGCAACGGTGTCGAGGACATTACCGAGGACTATGACGACTGGATTGTTGAGGCCCAGCCTGGCTATGGATACTGGCTGGATTACCTGATCACCGAAGTGATGCCGAGGGCTGACTGATGCCGACATTGAGAGAATGGAAAGAGCGGCGGCCGGCCAGCGATATCAAACAGACGGTGGAGTTTTATCATCCGGCTTTCGGCTATTACCGGGTGGTCAATAACCTGTTTCGCCCGGCGACGTTCGGCGGAAATGCCTTCGAGCCTGCGCGGTTCAGCGTGACCGAGCCGGCGCAGGACGGAACGGCGGTCATATCAATGACCATAACGTTTGTCGCCGCCACGGAACATGTACGGCAGACACTGAAAAGCTGGCGCGGGGCGGCGCGCATGACGCCGATAAAGTGCCTGTATCAGCAGTGGAATGCGATCGGCGATGCATCATCCCTGAAAGACTGGACGCTTTACGTGAACGACATTTCAGCCGATGCCAGCAACGTCACCGTGACTGCCGGCAAGACTAATCCGCTGACGCTGGCCAACTCCATCATTTACACAACGAAAGACTATCCCGGGCTGATCACCGTATGACACAGAGTGACTTTATCGGGCTTGTTAACGGCAAGCCCTGGGCTAATCGCGCCTGCAGTTTTGAGCAGATGGACTGTTGGGGACTCGTCGTTTTGTATTACCGGCATGTTCTCGGCCTGGAGCTGCATCACATCGCCGGCTACGAATCGGGCGCGGATTTCATCACCTGCTACGAACAGGAGCGCGCCCACTGGCGGCGTGTGCCGGTGGCGGCAACCGGCTGCATCGCCGTTTTTTACCGCGGCGAAGTGCCGGCGCATATCGGTGTGATGATCAGCCCGGTTAAGTGCCTGCATGCCCGCGGGGAATTTGGTTTCGTGCGCTGCGATAGCCCGCTGGCATTACTGAAGGTTTACAGCAAAGTGGAGTACATGGTGCATGGTTCGATATGAGTTACAGAGGCTGCCAGGCGCGCCGCTGCAGCGGGGGACGGTAGATGGCGGCACCACACTGGTGAGCCTGCTGGATTCTCTGCAGCTGCACCGCGATGTTATCGTGAAACTGAATGGCCGAGCGCTGCCGGACGATTACGATATCAGCCAGCCACTGCGATCCGGTGACGTCGTGGCCGTGTTCGACCAGCCAGAAGGCGGGGTTGGCAAACTCATCACCACGATATTGCGTCCGGTCACGAAAATCCTCTCCGGCGCGCTGAAGGTGTTCGGACTGTCAAATAAGCCTAGTGCGTCGGTATCAGTGGCGACAGGCGAATCCCCCAACAACGACTTAACCGGCCAGACGAACCGCGCGCGACTCTACAAGGGGCGTCCTAACATTTACGGCCAGTGCCGCGTCTTTCCTGACCTGATTCAGGAAGCACTGTTTGAGTTCGTCGACAATAACAAACAGCTTACTGAATGGTTCGAGGTGGGTTACGGCCGGTACACCATTTCCTCGATCCGCTACTCGGAATCGAACCTCGGCAGCCTGGCTGGCGCCAGTTCTGCGATTTATAACCCGGGTGACGTGATCGGTACGATTGAGGTGGGATACCAGTTCGATGACGTCGATAACGAGACAGTCCCCGGCCTGAACGAAAGCCAGGACTTTCCGGCCCAGACAGCGACCACGACGGCGCCGACATCAGTGGCGATCGAGAGTAATCAGCTCAAAGCCATTGTGCTGTCGAACGATGACAACTTTGCCTACTTCGCTGCGCTGGCGGTGCCGCATCCAGTTTCATTCGTCATCAATGCCACCTGGAACGATGGCGGAACAAGCGTCACGCGGAATGTCACCGGTGCCGGGAATATCATCTCCTCGGAGAGCTTTATCGGCGACGATACGCTTTCTTACACGACGTTCTATATCGGCGAATTGTCGGGAGAAATTACGTCTCTGCCTGGCAATGCGGTTATCAACCCGACACTGTTCACGCTGAATGACCAGACCCCTCTGGTTATCGGACCGTCAGTGTCGCCGATCGTCTCCACTCAGGTCTGGGTGCATGTGCTGGTTCAGCTCGGCGCGACGGCCGGCACAACGCAATATCGGATCAAGTTCTGGCAGGTCGATGACGACAACAATCAGGTGCCGGGTACATCCGAGCAGCACGATTATTTCTTCGATAACGACTTCCAGGTGACAACCCGGTATTTCCGCACAACGCATAAGTTCGTCCCGGCAGCCGGGGCGGGGCGCTATGCGGTGACCATCGAGCGCCTCGACAACAGCAATGACGCCAACGTAGTGACACTGATGGCGATCCACGCGGTGAACGTGCGCGAAAATGTCGTTTATCCAGATGACACGATTGCCCGCATCACGATCAAAGGCTCGAACGACAGCAACAGCAACCGTGAGCAGAAGTACAACATGCTGGCGCAGCGTCATACCATCAGCTACGACCGGACTACTGGCACGGTTGATTACACGCTGCGGCCGAGTCGCTCGTTTGCAGACGCCATCCTTCACGAATGGGTGGTTGTGGGTAAGCAGGACGTGGCCAGCATTGACGTCGCCGCTCTGTATGCCATTGCCGATTCGCTGCCGGATGAGGCGCTTGGGTATTTCGATTACACCTTCTCGGATGAGAAGCAGCCTCTTGGTGAGCGCATAGCGACGATCGCCAATGTGGCCCGAGTTGACGGCAATAATATCGGCGATGTGCTGACGTTCTGGCGTGATGAGAAGGTGACAAATCCGGATGCGGTTTTTGCGCGCTCAAACATGTTCTGGGACGAGTACAAAGTCGCCTGGCAAATGTCTCTCCCCGGTGGTTACGACGGCGTGGCGCTGGATTACGTCGACCCGCTGACGAACAAGAAGGCGTACATCTATCTGCAGATCGACAGCAGCGGCATCACTGAGGTTGAGGATGCCACTGTTAACGCGATGCAGATCAGCCTGGACGGCTGCCGAAACGCCACCCAGGCAACCGATCGGGCCTGGCTTGAAGCGAGAAAAATTCTCTACTCACGCCTGACTATGACGGTGAAAGTGCTGGAGTCGACGCAGGTGGTGCGCGGTACGGTTGTTCAGTGTCCTGACATGTACGACAACGCGCAGCAGACTGGATACATCACTGGGCGCTCCGGGGATGTGTTCTCGACGTCAGAGCGTATCGACTTTTCTTTGGGCGATATGTGGGTGGTTATGACCGACAGCCTCGGCAATTACCGCGGGCGCTGGCGGGCCTATCCGGTAAGCGGCAAGCCCAAAGCATTTCAGGCTGCAGCCGACACCTTCGATCTGAACATTTATGACCGCGAAAATGTGCAAAACCCCAGCCGTTATTTCATCGCTACCGACTCGGAACTTAATTCCACTATCTGGCGCGTCGATAGCGCCAAACCTAACGGTGACGATACTCAAACCCTCTCACTCACTGAGTATTCAGACTCGATTTATCCGTAACACACAGCAGTAATTACCAACCTTCGCGCACACCATCAGATTCACTTCTGAGGGCTTCGTGCGCCTTTTATAGGGCGACATGCACAATGGCAGAAGTACCGTTACCAACTCCCACAGATAACGCTGTTCCGAGCACGGATATCCGGGATGCAGTTTATGCCGGCGCCATGCTGGATAAGGTTGTTACCAGCACCGAACTGAAATACACCGATCGCCTGGGAGGTGAGCACTACACCGTAGATGGAATGAAGGCTGAAGGGGACAAGGTTGTCGAAGAGACCAGACAGAACCTGATCCCTCTAAGCCGCCAGTACATGACCCTTGCGGCAGCTCAGGCTGATATAGCGAACATTCCCGAAGGGAGCACTACTTATTATCGCAGCCCTGACGATAGTGCACTTGCTATTGAAGTAATTAATAACGGCGGGACTCTGGAGCCGACCGGGCGCCAGATGCCATCTCAGCGGGCTATTGAGCAAGTTAAGCTGTTAATTAATTATGATTCAGTTGATATCCTACAGAGTGCCTATGATGAGGAGGGTAATGTTTACCTTCTTCTCGATGAATTTGGTGAGCTTTTTATTGCGAACCTCGGTCCGGTTTCAGTTCAGGAAAAGTTCAGAAAGCTGGATGCGCTAATTCATAAAGACCGCGCTGCTAACCTGCATGAGTTTCCGGACAAAAATGCAAACGTACCCGCTTTTATTGATGAACTGGGTGATTTGTATATCGCTGGCCTGGGTCCCTTTTCTGTTGCACAAAAAATCAGGGCCATCGAATCTTCAATTGTTAATAACGATGAACATGACATAACGCACCAGTACGATTTCAACGGGCGTCTGATTTCCTTTCAGGATGCTTTTGGGGAGGTATTTATCCCCGGTCTTGATAAATCAGTCCAGGAGTCGATAAAGGGGATCAGGGAGAACTACCAGCGTGACCGTGCGCCGCATATTCGCCGCCTGACGGATGCGCAGAACCGGGCGCTTGAATTTACTGATGAGGATGGAAGTTATTATCTGAAGGGGTTTGGTGGGAAATCGCTGGAGGAACATTTTAACTCGCTCAAAAAGCGCGTTAACACACTGTATAAGGCGAAAGCGATTTTTGATGCCTGGCTGGACTTTGGTATTGACTGGAACGGTAACGAATCCGTCTCCCTGCAGCTGCAGACCGCAGTCAACCAGGTAAGCAAGTTGCCATATGGTGGCGAAATCGTTTGTCGCCCTGGCGTGTATCGCCTGCATACCTATATCACTGCAAAACCTAACGTGACGATCCGCTGCGTTCCAGGCGCGGTATTCATGCCGATGCTGGCGAATGCCGCGTTTTATTACCGTTCGCCGCAGGAAATCTACCTCGAAAACTTTAACCTGATTGATGTCGAGATTGACGGGTCAGAACAGCACTCACCGTCTTATGACGTGGGGGCAAAGGGAACATACCTGCAGTATTTCCGTCAGTGCATGTTCCTGCGCTGTAACGTTCACGACACCGGGGCCACCGGTATCGGGAATGATTATCCTGACAGGTCTTTTGTTCTGGACTGCCAGACGGATAACTGCGGACGCCTGGCACCTGACGGCAGTGGCGGTGCTTCCGGTATCGGGATCGGCCTGGGTGCCATGCAGGACGAAGCCCTGATAGTGGCACGCACCATTAACCGAAACAGCAAAAACTTCGGCATTTTCTTTGAGCAGCAGCGTCTGTCAGGGCCAGGCCAGCCTTACGTTTCCCGGCAGATTATCGTATCCGATGCCGTGTGTACCGGAAACGGGCATGGCTTCGGCGACTGTGGCGCATCCGGACTGGTGGTGGTCAACGGCCAGTTCAATGACAACCTCAAAACCGGAATCAGCATTGACGCAGGGACGCTGGCTAACAACGGTATCGCTCCCCGCCCGGGTAAGAACGGGCTGATGCTGAACTGTCAGGCAGAGCGTAACGGGGTGACCGGTCTCCATTATGACTCGACCAAAATTCAGGCCGATGGCGGCTATTCATTCTCCGACATGCACATCAACGATAACGCCCAGGATGCGATTTTAATCGAGGCTGGCACTAACACCCTGGCGGATGTTCGCTTCGACAATATGGATATCAAAAATAACGGTCGTTATCCGGTGAATGTTGCCAGCGGCACCTTTACCGACCTCGACTTCACGAATCTTCGCATGCTGCGAAATGGCGGCGATGCCGCGTTTAAGCTGGACGGCAATATCACGCGGGGCTCGATTCATGGCTGTAAGCTGCGTTCGCAGAATGGCGCTGCAGCGATTACCGGCGCAGGGACTATCAGCCATTTCGACATCGCCGAAAACCAGTATACCGATACCAACAGCAACCCCATCAATCTCACCGGCACACTGACTAACGTCACCTACGGCCGCAACCCAGGACTGGAGTAATTATGTCTTTAAAAACCGTATCCAATATGATTTATCAGGGTGATATCGCTGACCTGCCGCCGCTGACGGCTCCGATGCCGCGAGGGGGCGTTTACTATGCCGACCTGGTGAACAGCCTCTTTGTCAGCAAGCCGGATTCGAATTTCTCGAAGAACCGTAATTACGCCACGGCCATCTCTTTCACCCGTACCACGCTGGCATCCTTTATCAGTGCCGCCGGGAATCTCGAATATGCTGCCATCAATACACCACGTATCGATCGCCATCCGGCGACCAGAAAGATTCTTGGTATGCGGGTGGAGAACTCGGCGACGAACTATGCACTGAATGCACTGGATCAGACCGCCGCGAACTATGCGCCGTCGGGCCTGACGGTATCCGCGCCAGCTGCCGGGTGGTGTACCCTGACCGAAAGCACCATGAATGAAGCCCATGTGCTCATGGATAACCAGAGCACGATTGATCCGACCCTGTATAACGTGGTGTCCCTGTTTGCTAAAGCCGGGTCAGCACAATACCTGCAGATTCAGGTTTTAGGCGCCGGGGCTCAGGCGTTCGCTAACTTTGACGTACGCAATCAGAAGGTAACCAAAATGGGCCGTCTTGCCGTCAGGGCCAACATCTTCCAGGGTTTCAATGACAGCGCCCGGTGTGTGTTGTGTGTGAAAGGAAGCGGGAATACTGTCGGCTCGGTTAAATACAGCCTGATTAACGATCCGCTGGCAGAGCCGGATGTCGCCTACGTCGGAACAGGGCGGACCATGCAGGTCAGTCTGATGCAGATCGAGAAGAACACCTATCACGCCAGCTCCGCGTTCTTTCCTGATGGCGCGGTAGGTGGCACTGCCAGCGCGAACCGCCAGGCAGACGCCGCCCGTCTGCTGGATATTCCTGCGGGCGTGAAATCAAACTTCTCGGTGTTTGTGAAGGGGATAATGACCCCGGCGGCACTCGGCAATGCTGGCGGCAATATCCTGTTCTCTCTGCTGAATAACACTGCACTGAAATACGTTGGTTTCGGTCTGGGCGCGGCTGACAGCTCCAATGCGTTCCAGTCCCTGGCTGCGCATAACATTAACGCCGGTAGCACGCTGGCGGGCATTCCGTTCACCGGAAAAATGTTTTCACAGTATGGCGAATATGCACTGATGATCACCCTGAACAACGGCGTTCTCAAGGTCTATTCCGGTATGACTGATAACCCGGAAACTCTGCTGACCGGATGTCCGGCATTTGATTACGTCATGCTGGGCAGAAACAGCTCGGTTTCTGGTTCTACAGTGTCAAACTCTGGATTCTGGGGAGGCTGGCTGCAGAAAGCCGTACTGTTCGATTCGGCGCTCAGTGACGCGGATATGATTGCGCAGTTTGAATTATTGTCTTAATTGGTAGCGAGGAAATATTAGATTTAATTATTAATATCCGTTCATTATGTGTGGCGGGATGTTCATCCCGCCATTTTATTTAAAGTATTTTATCCCTCTTCTTACTGCGACCACAATTCCACAAATAATTGATGTTTTAATGTTGGCCGCCAAAGTCGCTAACTCAGCAGTTTCAGTTAACCAACTCTTTAGTTCAACCTCATCATCAGAACCTTCATTTATTTTTTCTTTTATTAAGCCTATCTGTTCTGGAGTCAAGTTGCTTGGGTCGATTTCCTCAGGCAGGTTGTAATTAAATCCTGCTTTGTTTTCTGATGCCTTTAACCCTTCAATTATTTCAGCTTTTAATATTTTCTTCCCTGTTGTAGTATTTTTGTTTAACTCAATGTTATGGCCGAAGTTTATATCAAACATTGCATCGTTATCGTCGTCCTGATTCATTTAATCACCATATGGGTTGTAGTTTTTTGAATTTAGATATGCCAGTGTGTATTTCCAAAAGCCAAATACAAAGTTAATCTTTGAGTCTTTTTTTGGCTCTTTTGTGTTTTTGTCAGTGAGTGACAATGGTTTGGATGAATCTAGTCGAGTGTTATTTTCACAAATGAGATCAAAAATAGCCTCGCCTTGAACTTTTCCATTCTCATAAAAAATACAGTTTTTAATGGCGGTGTCAGTGACATTTTCTAAATTTATGCCAGTGGTTTCTACGCCATCTATCGTAATTTTTAAGCTATTGGAGATGTTTATTCTCAT